AACCAAAGCGACAATATCGTAATCCTCAATCGTTGCACAGCGTTTCTTGCCGCCCAAACCAAGCTGAAAATGGCAAGACGGGTTTCGACGCCTGTCAGATAAATACGGGTTCGAAGCCTTGCACTGAATGCGTAAAAAAATGTCATTATCAAACGCCAATAAATCTATCGAATTTTGCTGACACATAGACACCCGCCACCCAAGTGACAATATGGTAGCGGCGGCAATATGCTCACCAATCAAGCCCAAAGTGACAGACAACTACATCGCCAATATCAGCCAAATAACAAAGCCTAGTGTCAATGCAATACAGCCAGCAATCAACCCCCAAATAATTAAATCATCTATAAACTGTTGCCGCGCGGCTTCTTCTTCTTTGCGGCGTTTTCTGATTTCGCCTTGTAGCCGGATGATCTGTTGCCAAGCATTCATCCCGTAATGCCCGATCACGAAATTACGCAATTCGTTTTCCATCTGTTCGGCTTTTTTAAGTGCGGCAAAACTTTCAAGTGCTTCTTCCTCAACTGATCCGAAGCGGCGCGATTTAGCTGTGGCGTGATATGTTTTGATGTTTTGTATGGCACCCATCCAGCGACCAAGATCGCCAGCCATACTCTCAATTTCTTTACCGGCGGCAATGCCTTTTTTCAGCACCGAATAGCTGGTGGTTGCTATGCCCAATAATGTAACGGGGTCCATATCATCACCTGCTGACCGGCTTGCAAATCGCTTTCATTTTAACACGTTTGCCGTCAACAGACGATATGGCTGGCTGGTTATTTAAACGATTGGCAATGTATAAACAGCGGTCAACATCCGCAAATGTTTGCGTCTGGCTGATAATGCCAGCCCCCATATAGACGACCAGCAAAAATTCGATCATCAGTCTTTAAGCTGATAAATGATAATCATCAGCAAAACAGTCTGGATCATATCTATATAAGGTACGCCAATCATTTGTTTTTGCTCATACGATAAAGCCGCCAGAAAACAAGCACCATCGCACCAAATGCCGCCGCCATCCCAAACCAGTGTTCCAACGCTTCGACCCATAGTGGCGCGGTCAGACCGGTGATAACAGTTGCAACGTCAATTTGGGTATCATTGTCCATAAATCACCTATGGTTTTGTCGGCCAAATAACGTCATCCAAGCTAGTTGCGGAATTGGTTATATCTCTCAATGCCTGTCTGTAATCTAATTGTGCTTGTGTTGCGGTGGCGGTATCACTAAACATCCAGTAATCAGTTTCTGCTAATAAACGGTCACGCTCTGCGCGTAATTTATCTAGCTCATAAGCCGCTTTTAACTCAGCTTCTTTAATTGTAATGGAATTTAAATCAAGCGTTATAGCGTTGCCGCTTGCATCATATGCGGCAACACTTCCATCAGCTTGCGTTACAATTTTTTTAGCGGTTGAATATAGTTCAATAACAGCTTGTGCTTTCACGTTACGCCCCTATTTCTATCGCAGTTAAAAACGATTCAAACATACCAGCGTTGTAATAGTTACTGTTAAAGTATAGTGTTCTAGCACCTGTGTTTGGGTTGCCTATTTGCACTGTGTAAGTAATTGCGCTTGTTGTTTGAGGGTCATCCAAATCAGTTATAGACGCTGGCCAGACAGTGTTTTCTAAACTAGAATTATAATTACCACGCCCTAACTGTGCTGATATAGCAGTGCTTGTTCCGCCAATATCTCTTTCAACACGCAAAGTGGCTGGTAAATTTCCAGCAGACGCATCATAGTAAAAACTGCCAAACACAAGAATTTTACTAGTAGTAGCAGAAGGTGTTATGCTAAGGGTTAAATTTGTGTCTGCATAATTAGGTGCAGTATTTGTTCCCCCAGCTAGGCTAGTAAAAGTTTCGCCAGCGGTAACTGACGCATTAACAACTTGCAAAACCTTGCCGCCGCCGCCGCCGCCCGCTGATGGTGTTGCTGTATCTGCGGTCTGATCAACATCAAATAGATCAATCCAAGCGTCATCATCAGCGTTGCGTTGTTTCAATATGTCGTTTGTCGTGTCATACCATAGCTGATACGCATATGTAGTCGATGGCGCAGATGCGCCGCTGTTTTGACTAACAACAGCCGAAAGCGCATTGTTTATGTCAGCGCGTGTATTGGGAAACGTCTGATTTGCAATAGTATAATCGTGCTGTGCCATTTAAAACCCCGTTGCAACGTAATCAAACAACCGATCAACACCTGTATTAGTGCTATCATAAAAATTGATAGTGAAGCCGGTTGCTGACTTACTTGTTATAGCATAATAATCGCCACTTTGCATATCCCCGACAGATATAGACACTGCAAGCAATGTTTTAAATGGCGTTGTAAATGTGACTGCTTTCGCGCCAGTTCCAGACTGTATATCATTGTCGCTTTGCGTGCGTGTTGGCAGTTCAACCCGCGCTTCTAGTTCTTCAATCGCTGGCGTTTCATCACTTTGGGTTGTTGTTAATTCTGCCCTAAACCGCAAAGCGCGTGCAGTATAACTACCGACCACAAACTGCCGATATGCTGTCCAAGTTGGTGATCCAGCGGGGTCGTCTGTTGTTGTGCTAACAAACAAATCAACATCTGTCGCGCCGTTTGTTACAGTTCCGGTGTGTTGTGACAGTTGTGTCACCTTCAGATTTGTTTTAACTGTTGATGTGTATGTTGCACCCAAATCTAAATAATTTGAAAAATCATATGTACCTGACGAAACGATCAAACCGCCGCCCCCATCGAACAAACCGGTTGCATCATCAAAATCACCGGCAACGCTATCAAACAAATTTGATGTGTCTAACTGTAATTTATCATCAATCACAACCACATCTGTTTTTGATCCACTAAATGCTGTTTGCTCAATCAATTCATTAACAAAGTTGAAACCTTGTATGTCATCGACAAGCGCAACACTACTATCTGCATTTGCAGATGCGTTATCAAATTTATCAACAGCTTTAATGAAATATGTGCCGGTCAAAGCTGGCACCGTTACGGTATTTGCTGGTCGTGGAACCTTTTTGGCAATCAAACGAGTATTGTTAAAAACTGCGCCTGTTGTTAGCGGTGAATGCCGAATGATGTAGTGCGACAAATCTGCATCTGTTGTTGGTGCCCAGCTTAAATCTGCCTGTTGACCAACTATATTAACGCTGAAATTTGTTACATCAGATGGCAATGTTGCTTTGCCGGTGACAGTGTGTTGCACATCAACAAAAGGCGATCTTGCATTTGCACCATATGACCGCACGCGGATGTCATATATTACATCTGTGATGACATTTGGTATCGTGAAAAACCCGCTATCGCTATATCCAAGCGTTATATAGTCGCTATCAGTGCTTTGCTTGTATTCTGCATAAAACTGTGTGACCTGTGGGTTTGTGCTACTAGCTGACACCTCAATGGTTGCGACCGGCTGTTGATTGACTGTTAAAACACCTTCATCTGTTACGACCGTTGGTGATGTCAGTGTAAACGGGTCTGGAAGTGTGGTGTTGTCTTGTGTAAATGCTTTTTCATCTGCATTCCAATCATATACCGCGCTGTTTGTTTCGCGTAACGACAATGCAACGCTTAACGATGGGTTGCCAGCATCATCCGCTGATGTCACAAGCGACCATTCTGCCACCTCAAAAACCTTGCTTGTGAAACCCAAACGGCTGTTTGTGACATAAACATTATCACCAACTTGCAAATCAAACGCTTTCATACCGAAATTGCCTTGCAACATAATTTGTTGCCGGTTTCGGTATAGTGCTATTTTGGCCAGACGCTGTGCCATCGGTGATGACGTTGTATATGGCAGATCGTAATCTAAGAAACGCCGCGTGCCGCCATCTTCAGTTTCAAATGTCGTGCTAGTTAAAGCTGGATAATCTGTAACGATATAATTGGTTTCTGGCGGCGCAAATATGCCTTTAATCGCGTTATAGTTATCACGCTTCGATTGTTTGGTTTGCAACGTAATCGGGCTGATCGAATCGTTTTCGTCAAGCGTGATAGTCGGCGTTGTATATTCTGCAACTTTAATCGAAAATTTGCCGTTGCTGTATGACAACAAACCGCCACAGCTTGTGATCATTTCTTCTAATATGCGCTTTGGTGCGTTTTCTGTTGTGAACGTGCCGTGAATTTCATAGCGGTTTTCTGTGCCGCCACCAGATATAGTCGCATCAAGCGCAACATCTTCATCACAAGCGTTTGCGGCGGCATTGAATGCGGTGTCATTGATTTCTGTCGTGTCTGCCGCAAAACCATATTTGGTGTTTGTCAAATAATCGCGTACCGCTAACGCAGGGTTCGCGCTATATGCGGTTGTCGCTGTGCGTGGGTCATACAGTTTTTTGCCGCGCACTAACGCGCTGAAATTAGGCAAGCCAGACGGGAAAGCGTCGCGGTCGTATTCTAGCCTCACATACATATATGCAATGCCGCTTAATTTGTGGTCACTTGTCCAATCACCACCGCTTTCAGTGATCAGATTTGCATTAGCGGCTTGGCCATCTGTGCCAAGCGCAGTTTCAACGCGCACTAAACCAGCATATTGATCAGGTGCGGTGCATAAACCATCACCATCCAATGTTAATTCGATGTCATTGCAAAATATTTTTTGATAGCTATCGATTTCGTGCGAACATAACAAAATAACCATATGCAAAAATTTATTGTCATCTGTTGATTGCACATAACCAAGCACGCCAGAAACGCGCGTTTCGCCATAAACAAAACGCCGTGGCACCGTCGGCTGTTTGATCATTTGGGTGCGGTTAGCACCTTCGGTCGCAAAACTGCTATAATCCGGCAAATCTTGCCGCGCGGCCATTGCGTAACCGGCACTAGACAATGCGATAGTCGTTGCGGCCATCGCCCAGTTGCCAGTGAAAGCATAAGTTGCGGCAACGATAAGCGTTACCGGATCTTTTACAGCTTCCTTAAAGCCACCAAAAAAATCGCTAACCCAACTCATTTAGCCGCCCCAAACTATTTCTTTGTCTTGCAAATCAGCGATATATTCCAAACCTCTATCATTCGGAAAATCTATTTTTTGATCTTCGCTAGTATACCGCCGCACCCGTGGCACATCTAGATCGATCAACCTGCTTTCGCCATTTACTGTTATCTGTGCGCTGTCGCCGCTTTCGGATATGTTCATCACATCCATCTGGCCACGAAACGCAACATATGGCGTGTCTATGATTGCGCCAGATGCGTCCAAGGTGCCAAAATACAGCGTCATCGTGCGGCCTTGATAGTTTTGATTTAACGCTGGTGAAATGATTGACGATGGCAAGCCTGTAAACCCTATTGACACACCGTTTGCGCGTATTTCGCCGGTTTCTTCTAATTCGCTGATGCTCATAATGTCACCACCGCCAAGATAGGTTTCACCGCCAATCGTCAGATCACCGTAACCTGTCCACACGCGCAAATTGCCATCATCAAAATCAAGATCAACAGCAAAAAACGGCCTGACAACATCAGCCGTTAATGCGGTATCAAAATTACTGCCTAGTGATCTGGTCATAGGGTTTCAACCGCGCCAAATGCCATTGAATAGAAACCGGCGTTATCGATTGTCCAATTTGTAGTTGGCGTTGATAGCTGAAACAGACCTTTTGCGCCTGATAAAACAACCGTTGCATCGTCTGCCGGTGACTACCGTAAATCTGGCCATATCTGTAAGGTTGCTTCGCCAGATGCGTTGCTATCTACATCATCAAGCACTTTGTAAAGCTGTGACGATGTACCGGTGCCAAGCTGTATATAGTCACCCGCCTTTAGATAGCCCGTGGCTGACGCTGGAAGCCCGTCTATGGCCAGTTCGTCACCTGTTTGGCTTGCACCGTTGACGACCGGCGTGCCAGCCGTTGTAGCCGCACTGCCGCGCGGTGTAGCCGCATTCGGATCGCCAAGCAAAAACGTGCCGACCGGCCCATACAGTTTCATAAAAAACGTGATCCATTGTTCGGCATCTTCGCGTTTCATTGGCGGCAACGCAATGTCAGCTTCCCAGCGTTTGCCCTGATATTCAAATTTTTGCTGTGAAAACGTAAATGGTGACGTGGTGATCCCGACAACATTACGCGCTATCAAGTTTACTGAAAAAATGCCGGTATGTGTCGGAAATGTTAGCGGGTAGGTGATGGCCATAATTAACCCCCAAATGCTGAACCAAATGACCCACCACGCCGCCGCGCATCCAATACCGCACCTTTTGCGGCTTCTTTGATTTGCGGCAACATATTGGTCACTTCAGCGCGTACTGTTTGCGATATTCCCGTTGTCAGATTGATAGTCTGATTGACGACCACACCGCCGCCACCGCCCAACTTGTCATTTGGCACGACAGTACCGCTACCGCGTGGCACAAATAATTCTGGTCCTTTTTCACCCACAATATATGGCGTGTTACGCATTGCGGGGCCGCCAGATGCCAAGCCTGCCGGTATATATGTGTTTGCGCCTGCACCTACTGTGCTGTAACCACCGCCGCCGCCGAAACCGCCCAAAAAACCGGCTATGCGCCCCGTGATCTGTTGCTGTTTAGCCATACGCATAAGATCGCTGATGATGCTTTGCGCCATCGATTTGAACGCATCTTTGGCCGACATTGTGCCTTGCATTACACCCATCAGGCCATCTTCTAACTTATTCAGACCGCGCACTGCAATGTTATCCAACTGTTTGCCGGTGTCACGCGCCGCGGCCGCATAATTCTGCAACCCGCTTGTGCTTTCGTGCGTTAATATTGTCACGCCGCTGATAGCCTCTTTTGTTTTTTCGGCTTCTTCTTTGACACGTTCAAAACCAACAGCCACATCATCAAGTGATACAACAACTTTTGGCATTGTTTCTTTTGCAGTTGTCTGACCAGCTTCATCAAGTGCTTCATATGCGTCTGCCAAGCCACGCAGTTTAGCCTCAAATTGTTCGCCAAACGTGCTTCTATCCATTTCATCAAGCATACCCATAGAATTACGGGCAACCATATTGAAGCCATCGATCAGCGCGTTAATCATATTTCGGAAACCAGCGATAGTGTTTGCAAACGCAGTCAACAGCTTCACTGTCAAAAATTCTGCTATGCTGGCCAATACTGGCAAAACCTTAGACGTAATAATGCGACCCATACTGGCAAATGTTTCACCAATACGCGCAAAACGATCATTAGCGTTTTCTGTGGCTTTTGCGTTTTCTTCGCTTAGTTCCAGCGTAAACTGGTTAAATTCTTCACGCAGTTTGTTTAATTCTTCACTGCCGCCTTGCAATGTGTTGATCAAGTTGACACCAGACCGGCCAAACAAATCAAATGCAATACGCACGCGATCTGCGGGGCTTTCGATCAATGTCAGGCGATCAGCCACTTGATTAAGCAAATCATTTGTCGGTCGCAGATTACCAGCCGCGTCTGTTACCTCAATTCCCAACGCCTTAAACGACCGCAGGCCAGTGCCGATGCCGGTACTAGCCTCAGATATAGACCGATTGAAGCGTGTCAGACCTTTTTCTAATTCTTCGGCTGACGCACCTGTTTGACCGGCGGCGAATTGTAACGATTGCAGTTCGTTGACCGTCATACCAAGGCGGCTTGACGCTTTGGCCAGATCGTCTATTTGATCTGCCATTAGTTTTAGACCGGCACCCGCGCCAAGTGCCACCAGTGCGCCTTGTACGCTCATTATTGACCGTTTCACGCGGCCTAGTCCGGCGGCAACTTTGCCAAATGCACGTTGCGTCTTATCAATGGCCGATATGGTAAATCTAAGATTTTGATCGGCCATCTTCTATCACCTTAAAATATGCGAACCATTCGTTTAATTCACTCAGCGTTAATTCTTCGATTTCGCCTTGTGTTTTGTGCAAGCGATCCGCTAGGGCCATCATATTTAGCCGAAGCGGATCTTGCTTTAGTTTTTTTCAGCATCCTCGACACTATCAATGTCACTGAACATCTTGCCAGCAATGTCACTGATGAGCGTCACGCTTTCTTTCATAAGATACATCTTATCTTCTAGCGTGAATAGACGCTTGCCATCAGCATCTTCAGCTTTGTTAATAATCAGATCAATCATACCCGTGATCGTCATATTATTGAGAAAATCCTTATGCTTTCTCTGTAGCTTGTCGATGTCTCCGGCGGTAATGGGGCCACAGTATATAATCAATGGCTGATCTTCTTCGCCCCACTCAACAACCTCGATTTGTTTACGTTGCAACGCACGCCGCGCCGCTATCTGCTCTCCCAGCCCCATAATTTACCTCATCAAGTTACGGTTGTTTCAGTCAGACCGCCTGTGCCTTGGAAGCTGTAGGTCGCGGTCACGATACCGTCAGACGTTACACCGATTGACCGGCTTGTGACAATAGCTGAACCAGTCAGCTTGTGGTCGCCAGACGTGTTGCCTTCCATCTGCAAATTAAGCGTGATGCTATCACCGGCTGTGCAGTTGTTTTGCGCGGTATCAGTATCGTCAAAATATGTTTCAACGGTTCCGCTGAAATCGGTGAATGATGCTTTGTATGATTTCGCAGTGTCACCCATTGCTGTATCTTCAATGGTGTCTGCGGTTTCATCTACAGAAAAGCTGATCACTTCAGCCATAGCGTCACTGCCGATAAGCACGACACCATCGTTGCCTTTAAAAGTTGCCATTTTAGTATCTCCTACGCGGCAGTTTCAACGTCATTTTCAACGGTTCGATATTCAACCGTCACTGTAAACCGACCCACGGCCACCGGCTGTTCACCGTCACCCGCAAAATCAGCTTCAAACGCAGTGATCTGTGCGTCTTTAGCCAGACCACCAAGCGTTACATCAGCGGCAATGGCTTCTTCAACCTCAACCGCAATCGTGTCTAGCGTGTTGTCATAATTAGACACGCCTTTAACGTAGGCCTCTACAGCCACGTCTAAAACCCTATTTACAGAACGTGGCAAGCCGATTGTATCATATTCGCTTGTTTCGCTCTTTGTATATATACACAACGCTGGCAGGTTTGTTTCTTCCAGCGGAAATATCCGGCTTCGAAACACATTACTGCCCGCTGTAGTCAGCCCCGTCAGCGTGGTCACGATGTCATCGCGTATTTGCTGTCTAACGTGGCTCATTGCTTTTCCAATACCAATGTGGTCATACCAGTGCCGTCATCCTGTACGATGCGGATCGTGTAACCAGTTGCATTGATCGTGATTGTATCGCCTTCAGCGGCGGCTGAAACATCTGCGGTGCGGCAAACAAAGCGTGGCTGTTGCAATGCAAACCCAACGCCGCCACCAGCATCCACCTCGACAAATTCATTGTCAAAAATGCCATTTACTGTGGCCGCATTATAGGTCGCGGCAACGCCAAAATCATCAACACCGACAAAAATCGCGCGATCATCTGCGGTTTCGACAGCCATTATTCATCATCCGCAACCGGTGCTTTGACCGCTTTTTTGGCTTCATATGGCTTTGCATAACCACGATCAATCAGCTTTTGCGCTTCATCTTCGCGCACATCGTGATCTTCACCGGCCAGCATAATCCCAACGCTACCGGCTTGGCAGTCTTTGATAGCTGTGATTTTGATATATCTATTTGGCATTTTTCTTTGTGTTCCGCTTAACTAGGCTGGCGGCTGATTTCTTTGTCAGACCCACGGCGCGATCAGTGATGCCGATCTTATCTTCATAAACCTCAACGCGGCCAGTGTTGACCAGATCCAGACCGATGTTGTCTGTCACCTCAACAATATCACCAACTGTGTGCGCCACACCTTTGATCACAATATTACGCTTGCATTTAATCTTCATCAAAACCCCCTATGGGTAAGACGGGGCGACCAAAGCCGCCCCGCTTGTGATTTAGGCATCGATGTCCAAGCACGCGGCGAATGATTGCGCGTGACGAACAGCAACGTCCATTTCCTGCATTACGCGGATGCGTACTGCGCCGGTTGAACCTGCTGTATATGGATCAACCAACACGTCTGGTGTTGAGAAGAAGCCCATCATCAACTGTGAGAAATCACCGAAGATCATAGCTGACAATGCTGTACCAGTGCCTTTGGTCAGATCTGATGGCACGTTGTTGGTCACTGCCAAATCGTATCCATACAGGCTGTTCCAAGGTGCATCCAGCAACATTACGCTATCTGTTGAAGCAACTTTTGCAGTTGACGCCATCAGTGATTTCACCTTTGGATTTGTCAGATATGCAAGTGTGTTGCCATTGATAGCCGCATTGTCAATTTCAACTTCTTTAACCAAGTTAACGATGTCGTCCCAAGCAATCGCGCCACCGTTTGTGCCGATAGCAACAGAACCGATGCCAGATGTGCCGGTGATGCCTGTTGGTTCGTTTGAACCGCCGCCTTCGATGGCAACATCTTCGATTTTCTGTGCAATCGCGTTCAATAGATCGTCACGAACGATTTGTTCAACTGATGGGTCAGACTGGATCATCAGCAGACGTGATACGTCTGTGAATGCGCCAAGTGACTTTGGTGACATTGTGATCTGGCTGAATACAGCGTTAACCTCAGATGTTGCACCATTTTCAGCAACGAAACCAGCAGATACGCCAGTTGCCAGCTTTGGAATAGCCACATCGCCACGCAGACCTGTCATAAAGCGTGCGCCAAGTTCGTTGAACACAAGCCGTGAACGCAGTGCGTCAACAAACTGATCGCCAAGATGGTCAGTACCAACCAAGTGGCCACCGGCTGTTGCTGTGCCAACAGTCAGATCGCGCTTGCCAGACCAGAAGCTATCTGGTGCATAGAAACCGCGTGCTTCACGACCAGACCGCTTTGCGATTTCGTCAGAAACTTCAGCTTCCAAACCTTTTAGACCTTGGCCATTCACCAGACCGCGTACAGCCTTCATAAATGAATAGTCACGCTCTTCTTTGGCTGACATATCAACCGCACCGGCTGACTGCTCTAATGGCTTGCCTTCGCCAATGGCGTCAAGCAATACTGCGCGGAATTGCGCCACTGACAGACCGTCACCAATGGCTTGATCAGCCAAATCGCGGCGGTTGTGCTTAACAGCAAGATTGATGATCTCGCTGGCATTCTTTTGGAAATCACGCTTGGCGGCTTCTGCGGCGGCTTCGCGGATTTCGTTTTGATCAACTTCTGACATTTTTGGTGTCTCCTTATCTTTGATCATTGGTTCTACAATTTCAGCACTGCGGTTCACGCCGACACCAGCGTCAGCGGGTACAGATACAATGCTGGCTTCATATGGAATCCACGAAGAAATGCCGACCGTCCCGTCAGATCTCTTATCTTCCATCTGACGTATCTGATAACCAATAGACACATTGGATCTGATACCGTCTTTGACATCATCATACACTTCCCTTGCAAGCGCACTTTTTCCAAAGCGCACAACCGCCCGCAGTCTCCGGTCGGCTTCATCAAGGTAAGTGCGTTCGACAACGCCAATCTGTTTTGTCATATCGTGATCTAACAGCAATGGCGCGTGGCCGCTGTTCATCCGTGACAAATCTATTGCTTCGCGGGTGTGCCGCAAAACCTCTAAACCAAAAGAGCGTTCAACAGGTTCTTCAGATGACAGCGACATACGCACGCGCCGGTCATCTTCATCGACCATATCAGCTTCAGCCGCGCGGAAAACTAACTCGCCACGATCAAAGCGTTCTTCAGTTATTTCAATTTCATCAGTCATTGGTGCATTATCAACCAATTCATCTGATTTTTCAATGTGGTCTGCTTCAGACATTTTCAACCCCTTCATCAACGGTTGGTGGCACTGGTGCTTTTGTGCCAAATGGTTGGAAAGCGGTTTCAATGCCATAACGGTCGGCCAGTTCGCTTTCGCGGTTAATCTGTTCAAATATTTCTTCAGTGTCACGACCATATTGGCTGTGAACGTCTTGCAAGCTGACGATGCCGTTATTAAGCGCGGTGACGCTGGCTTGGATCTCTTTTTGCGGGTCAACCCACGCAAAGCCGCGTGGCCGGTAGATCACTTGATCAGCGAATAGATCATATTTACCCATAGGCAGATTGATCCGGCCAACTGTGATGGCCATTTCTAGCCAAGCGCGGTAAATCGGATCAACAAATTGGTCGATCATAAATTGCTGGATCATCTTGAAATGATCACGATCTTCGATTGTGCCTTGCCGGATCGATGAATAACTGACACCTTCCAGATTGTTTGCCAGTGACACATAGCTGACGCCAAGACCTGACGCTATGCCGCGCAATATGGCTTTTTCAAATTCATCGAAACTTTCTGTGCCAGATGACGGGTCGAACGATTTGAAATCCATACCAACTGGCAACTGCGTAAAGGTGCCGGGCGATGCGTCCATAATAGGCGCGTGATTGTCATAATCATCACCGATAAAGCCATCACCTTCGGGGCTGGTGAAAAATCCCATCTTTGACGCGGCTACCCGCGCATTTACAAGCGTGGCTTCTTCATAGCCATCCAACATTTTCAGCCGTGACAGTACGTTTGACATCCAAGGCGTGCCGCGTGTTTGACCCGCGCGTTCTTGAATATAGCAATGAATGATCTGATCGGCAGGAACGATCTTGTGATGCCGCTTTGTCTTTGATCCATAGCCCTGATCGTGATGCGGGTGATCTTCAAACAGATAATAATTCAGCGGCTTGCCGGTGCGCTTGTCTAATTCCACACCCATCCGCACTTCATTGCCGTTATTCAGACGTGCGTCATAACCTTCATCAAGATAGTCAGCTTCTAAAAATTTTAGGGAAAAGCCAAACGGGTTTCCAGCAGGGTTCTTGATTTTCTGAATTAGCACTTCGCCATCGCGTGCCAATGTTTCTAAAAACAGCCGCTGTGCTTGTGACCACGATATGCGGCCATCAACTGTACAAAAGCCGGTGCGACCCCACTGTTGCCACGCCTGTTCGATGATCCGATTGCCTACGCTATCCAGCGATCCATCATCATTGCGTTTACGCACTTGTATACGCACGCCATTAGGCCCAACCACGTTGGTCGTCATAATTTGCAAGTAACGCTTGGCATATGGATGGTTGCGGCTGATTTCGCGGCATCTGTCACGCAGAATACGCAGTGATGGCTTGATTTCGCTATCGGCTGACCGGCTACTGCTAACAAAATCGCTGAATAATCTGCCGGTATCAGCCCCGTGGTAGGCACGCGCCATCTTGCGTGCTTTTGGTTTTGCTTTGAAAAAATCAAAAACGCCCATTGTTAAAACCTCACTAGCACAGTTTGGCCAGTAGTTTCACCGGCGTCTGCACGCTCTTTTGCACGTTCTTTGGCGTATTCTTTGCGATAAAAATCACGCGCATTGATCAGATCTTCAAAAGACATCTTAGTCAGCGACCGGCCATTGATGCTGTAGCTGGCCACGTCAGCATCTGCCTTGCCCTGCAAGATGCTTTCAATCTTTGTGATCATTATTTCGGCGTGTGTGCGTGGATCTGTATTATTTACATCAAGATCGACCACAGCGGTAAATGTGCCGCGTTCTAGCACAACCCGATTGCCGGTTGCAGTCTGCGTTGCCTCTAATTGCCAATGATAAAAACCAGCAACGTATGTCGCTGATGTTGCGCTATCCACTTCAAACACATAGGTGCCGCCAGTTTCAGTTGCCGCAACTTTGATTTCTGTACTGCCGCCGCCAGTGATGCGTGCGACATATTCCATTGAATAATCTGCTAGTGGATAGTCCTGCACCAGATCGGTGCGTTTCCATAAAAGATAATCACCGATGACGATTGTTTCTGGCTGTTGCCCGTCCGGTGCCTGATCTATATCAAATCTATTTGCCATTATTTACCGCCACGAATTAACAAAACCGCCCTGCCTTGGTCGGCGTGCAAGTGGATTTGGCTGTTGCGGTTGCGGTTCTGTTTCTGGTTCCGGCGCATTTACCACCCTGTCTGCAACAGCGTTAATATTCAGCGACAATATGCAAAGCGCGGCGTATGCGTACACCCTGCAATCAAGTGCTTCATTACGGGTTCTTGTCTTTACAAATTCGCGGCGTGGGAAGCCCTTTTGATATTTTGTGACGATTTTTTCACTATTAGCTAGTTGCTGATAGTATTCGTCAGGCCGCCCCGCCGGAAAATGACAGTAACCCGCACCTTCCGATTGTATCTTTAATCTCGAAAAAATCAATTCCTTGATCGGAAAAGTCCCGACAGTGAATAGCTTTATCTTGCCGATGTTGTTTTTTGACGGTCTGCCGACTAGCGGTCGCTGTTCACCGGCCATACCTTTAATGGCAAATATGCGCCTGCCTTCACGCGGCCTGACAAAGTTATACACCGCCTGCGTATAGTGGCCACCACTATCGACACAAGCCGCGCGTATGCCAAGCGATCTGCCGCTTTCGGTCGTGTAGCTGGCTTTTAAGATGTTATCCAGATCATTCCACAGATGCGGCGTTGATGGATCGCCATACAGCGTTTTGTAATCTAGTGACCAGCTTTCTTCATCACGCCCCCAGCCAACCAGTTCCAATTCTAGACGGTCATCTTGCACGTCAATGCCAGCCGTTATGACAACGATGTCATCTGGTATGTTCGCGCCAAATTCTTCTTCGCGGTCATCAAAGCGGATGTCACCGACCGTTTCACCCTGATCTTCCCACGTTTCAGCCAAAAAGGTATTCACAAACACGCGTAACGTATCTGGTGCTTTTTTAGCTATTAAGAAATCGCGCACTGCATCTGCCAGTGTTGTCCAAGGCGAATAAAGCCCGTTAATGTGAAAACCAGCCACACCGGTGAAATCAGCGGTAGCCACCCATTCGCCTTTTCGCACAGATCTGTTGCGCTTTGCATCATCCCAGACCGATCCACAGCTATCGCAGGCATAATACGCGGTTTCTGGCTTGTCTTTGTCCCATTTGACATTTGACCATTTCAGCGTCTGCACTGTGCCGCAATCCTCACAAGGCACGAAATATTGCCGCTTGTCACTTTCTTCATATTGGCTTTCGATCATCGATGCGCCTTTGTTGGTCGGCGTGCTGACCATAACCATTTTGCGGTTGTGAAATGTAGCCGACCGTTTTCTAGCCAATAGGATCGGCGAACCCTCAGAACCGGCAGATGGCGGGTAGCGGTCTACCTCATCACACAAAACCACGCGGATCGGCCTACTAGCCAGACCAGCCGCACTATTCGACCCGACCAGACTGATATGACCGCCGGTAAACACCTTGTGCGTTGTTGTGTTGTTGGCATCGCGTGATCGCGGATCTTTGACACTGCCTTTAAGTGCTGGCGTATCGCGCAACATAGGTGCCAGCCGGTCTTTGCTGAATGCTTGTGCCATTTCCAGCGTTGGCTGTACCAGCAGGATCGGTGACGGGTCGTGATGGATGTGGAAGCCAATGACGTTCAACAGCATTTCGGTTTTGCCAACTTGTGCGCCTGCCATTACCACAATGTCACGCAAACGCGGGTCGCTGATCGCATCCATAATGCCGCGCTGATATTCGGCGCGTGATGTGACCCAACGACCGGCGGCGGCACTAGCTTCGGATGATAGCCGCCTTTCGCGGTCGGCCCACTCTGCCACGCTTAGACGGGGCGGCGGCTTTAGCGTCTGCATTGCCCCCACTATCACCGCCATCAGTGACGCTTGTGCGTCCTGCGTGCTGGTGTGGTTGGTAAGCTGATAATTCATCTAACGCTTCCCTGATTTGGTTTTCTAGAATGCTTTGAATAGTGGCCAGTTCGGTTTCGGTTGCACAGATCGGCGCACATACCGATGGCAGTGCTATCAACCGCGCTTTCATAGCGGCTAACACGTCAACCCACGCACCGGCAACATCTTCGGCAGGCACTAGCTTGCCCTTGGCTTGTAACAGTTCCAGTTCGGCCATCTGCGCGTCTGCTTCCATTTTGCGTGCGCGTGCGGCGTTATAATCGGCATCTTCTATGCGTGGTCTGCCGACAGGGTTTTTTTCTTTTGGTGCCGATAAGTTAAGTGTCATCTCTTGTTAACCAGATTTAAGTTAAAATTCTGTCGCTAGAAATCTTTTG